GGTTCCACGTCATTATCTTCTTACCGCGCTTAGACATCCACTCTGTTTTACCAGTCCTGATCTTTTCGTAGTTAAGAACGAAGAGTGGTTCTATACCAGTCTCTTTGAGTTCACGCTCCCATGATGGGATCACTGCCTTCGGGCATAAGACCGCAACGGGTCTACCTAAGATCTTAGCCAGATGAGCGGCTACTACTGTTTTACCAGTTCCGACATGGCTCGTGTCGAGGGAGTTTAAACCTAACTTATGCTTTGCTAAAAAGAAGTCGAACGCCTCTTGCTGCTTTGGATATAGTGTCTTCATTTATTGTCTATACACAGACAAATAATTGAGACGACTTACTATGTCCAGAAAAAGTTCAACTTTTTCTACTACCCCAAATATATCGGGCAATAAGGTAGGCATCGATCATGCCGTCGTGCGGCGTCCGGCAGCGTTTATTAGCTAGCCAGTTCTCAGACGGCTCTAACTGGTTGGCGAGATTCAGGGCGACTTCTTTAGTCCTCCCTTTAGGGACTTTGCCCAACATAACTTTCTGCCACTTGTGAACGGACACGCGCATTATGTTTTCGTAGTCGTGGGACTCAGCCATCCCAACTAACTTACCAAACGAGATCGCCATTGATCGAACCGCTTGGCTGCTCTTAGCGTGTGCGAGCGGTTCTTCTACCGCAAAAATAAAAGGTGTGTTTAAGTCCATTATCCATTGGTGGACTTTACGGATATCAATCTCTTTCTTCTTCGACATCTGAAGAGTCGGCATCCTAATCTTATCGATGAGGCTACCATCAAATTTAGATATTGCACAAAGTCCGCCATCTAATCCGTTGTCGATGCCGACGATCATTTTTCAGGACAATATAGATTGTCACACTCGCCACCAGAAACAGGGTTGCTACAAGTCCCACACTCACGCTCCTCGCTGAGTAACGCTTTCGCTAGAATAGAGTAGTTCACCAGATCCTCACATGCGTCGTCTACTGACTCACCTGCTACCTTCAACTCCCCGTCGTTCACGAATGATTTAATCCGCATCAGTTTATCCTGCATCCTTAACAGCAATCCTGTAACCGGATGGAGGCCCAACGACTTCGCTGATTTGAAGTTCGCGAGGGCATCGATTGTCTCAGCACCACCGCAGTAGTCGCTGTTCTTTGCCCGCATAATTTCGAGCGTCTTCTTGCACGTCGATTCGTGAAGACGGAATAAGGTTTCAGGTTTCATTTTGCTGGTATTGAATCTCCTCTGACTAGTAGGCCGTCGCCCTCTGCTGGAACTAAGACCCTGATCCCTTTCGGCAGGGACTGCAAGTATAAAACTTCACGGGCTGTTGACGGCTTCACGCGATACCAAAGACCGTCAGCGGTATCTACCGGAAAACGGAAATCCGCCCCTTCGTCTATTCGGGTAATAAATTTTGGCCCTACCTCTGGCTCACGGTCGTGGAACATTGTAGTAATATTAAATCTCGTTTCCGGTCTCCGCGTCAATCGTTTTTTTCTGCCTAATCGCGCCGCCGCCTTTATCTGCTTTAGAGTTGTTCAAGATAGAGATATCAATCTGCATCTTGCTAGCTCCCCCTCCAGTCTTGGCGTTAAGACCTAAGTTACGCCTAATGAGCTGGTCTAGTTCTGACATCTCCCTAATCGTTCTCGGGCCACGTAACCCCTTCATCGAATCGCGTAGAAGTTTAATTCCGGCTGCGGCGATGTAGTGTTGGTATTTATCAGCCGGAGAGTTCTGCGCCTCCGCGATTTCGTTGAGGGTAACGTCCTCTTGTTTGGATGCGCGGAACCTTTCTTCCACAATAGCTGAACTCATCGTCTCATTGAAGTGTTCTTCAACATCCTCTTTAAGCTGGTCCTTGTCAGCATCTGGTTTCAGATGTTCATCTTTGATGTCTGTATTATGTATCAGGTTGTCGAGAACTTTACCGTCTACTATGTCCCCGTTCATCTTAGCGGCGACTCCGTGTTTCTTTAACCACTTACGTATTGTATTGCGGTGGACCCCAATGTGTTGACCAATCGCACTATTACTGTAACCTTCTTTGTTAAGGCGCAAGGCTTCAGCCTCGCACTCCCGTATAGGTTTTTCAGACATCGACTTAATTATGCCCTCAGAAGCAGACAAGCGCAAGCGCGTTCTAGAGCCACGCATCGACCCACAATCCAAGCAGATGGACGTAGGTGGGTTGATAATTCCGCCAACAAGTCTACTGACCTCTTTATTGTATGGATTTGCCCACCACCCTAACGATAAGGCTAAGGAGTTTTATTTTTGGAGGATCTGCGATGAACTATGGAATAGAGAAGAACTGCCGGAGAAGATGATGGTCCGCCATCCTTGGGCAGAGCAGATGATTAGGTCGGCCATCAAACACAAGTATCTAGCGATTGGTGGTTCCGCCAGTAGTGGTAAATCACATACGATGGCCGCGTGGGGTATCGTCCAATGGCTCTGCCAGCCACGAGATACACTAGTCCTGATGACCTCTACCACCTTACGGGAAGCACGAAAGAGGATTTGGGGTTCAGTCATGTCTTTGCTATCGGTGATCGATGGTGCGCCTATTAAGATAAGGGACTCAATCGGTAACGCAGCGTATGTTGATGAGAACGGCACTCTTATCGAAAGAGCTGGGCTTTCACTTATCGCGGCGGAGAAGTCGAAGACGCGAGAGGCAATCGGCAAATTCATCGGAATCAAGCAGAAGCGGGTAATTATGATTGGTGATGAACTTTCAGAACTTTCTGAAAGTATATTGCAGGCTGGTCTGACTAACCTATCTAAAAACCCGTTTTTCCAGATGATCGGTATGTCTAACCCGAATAGCCGCTTCGACGCTTTCGGTGTTTGGTCAGAGCCAAAGAAGGGCTGGGAGTCCATAGATACACAAACCGCTGACAGGTGGACCACGAAATGGAAAGGCCACTACCTCCGACTCGATGGGGAGCGCAGCCCTAATATTACGCTAGGAGAAGTTAAGTTTCCTTGGCTACCGACCGCTGAGAAGCTGGCAGAAGACAGGGCGTTATTGGGGCCGGAATCTAGAGGATACATGCGAATGGTCCGCGCCGTCTTCTTCGATAGCGACGAAACCACTGGAATCTACTCAGAAGCAGAGCTTATCAAAGGAGGTGCGATGGGCGAAGTCGATTGGGCGGAGAAACCAACCACCGTTGCCGGAATCGATCCGGCGTTCACTAACGGCGGCGACAGAACGATTATGTATACCGCTGAAGTTGGCTACGCTCGAAATGGCCAATACGTCTGCAAGTTAGGAGAAGCCATACACCTCAATGATGATGCCACAAACAAAGCGGTTCCGCGCACCTACCAGATCGTGCATCAGATTATCGACCACTGCAAACGTAGGAATATCTCTGCTAACAATGTGGCTCTCGACTCGACCGGAGCAGGCGCACCATTCTGCGACGTTCTCGCTGGCGAGTGGGAGAGTTCGTTCATGCGTGTTACCTTTGGCGGAAAAGCTTCCGATAAGAGAGTCAGCATGAATAGCCAGCTTACGGGAGCAGAACTCTATACTAATAGAGTGTCAGAACTCTGGTTTGTAGGCAAAGAACTGCTTCGGACACAGCAGATATATGGGGTAGCTGCGGATTTAGCTAAGGAAATGTGCGCCAGAAACTACGATATGACGAAGGGAACAGGCACGCTCAGAGTAAAAATCGAATCAAAACCGGAGTTCAAAGCTCGGTTCGGTCGCTCACCTGACTTAGCGGATGCCGCATTTCTGGCTCTCGATTGCGCTCGCCAACGTATGGGACTCGTGGCCATTGACCCACCGAAAGAGGAGAACGGTAAAGGATACAGGAAACAGGTTACGATTAAAACGCTTAGTGGCGCACTCAATAATCCCGATACCAGCTTACTCAGTTAAAAACTTTTCTCCTAAGCCTTTAGTATCTTATTATAAATAATAAGATACTAAGAGCCGGAGAGAAAAGTTTTTTTGACTGCTCCCCAAAATTCCCTTCCGTTGACAGTTTCGTTGGATTCTGGTAGATTATGCCGCGTGGCGAATAAAAGATTCAAACGGCTACCGTCTGGCCGTATCCAATACCACGGCGAGACGTTCGCTGGCTTCAATAAGCCTAAACGCGCCCCTAAAGGATCGAAGAAGAAATTCGTCGTATTAGGTAAAGAAGGAGACAAGATCAAGAAAGTTGGCTACGGACACCGCGATTACAGCGATTTCACAAAACACAAGAATCCCAAGCGTCGGGCTAATTTCAGAGCCAGACATAACTGCAAAACTGCAAAAGACAAAACAACCGCACGCTATTGGGCTTGCAAAAAACTTTGGTAATTATGGCTGAGTTAACTGACACACAGAAAAAAACTGTTAGCAAAAAAAAAGAATATGAGCTAACTGATAAAGAGAAAGAACTAATTAAGGCAGCGGGCCAGATTGCTGGAGCCAAACGCGCTGCTCAATTGGAAGTCCCTCAAACTCCCGAAGAATTAGAGGCTTCGGATAAAAAGAAAGCTGAAGAAAGACTCGCCCAGCTTGCCCCTGAGCGTGACGCCTCCCCCTCAAAACTTCAAGAAGCTAGGAACACTTTTTCGGGTATGTCTCTGTTCCCGCAAGCTGAGGAAGGTGACCCTAAACCAGCGGGAGCTTTATTGTCTTCTATGGAAGACGCTCAGATTGGCCTACGTGCTGAGGCTAAGGGTTTCCCTGAATCACCTGTAATAGACCCTAAAGAAAAATCTGAATTTTTTAAAGGAATATACAGGACTCCTAAAGGTGAATCTGGTGATCAATCTGCTTTTGATGAGAAATCGACTATGCGTCAAGATTTCTTTAATGAGCTGAAAAGTCTCTCAAAGAAACATCCAAACGACCCATCCCGCTTGACTCCAGAGATATACGCAAAAGCTAAGGAACAACTTGGCAAATACGAAGGTGTTTCTGGTGAAGCTTTTGAGGCAACGATGAAAAAAAATTCAATTAAGCCTTCAAATTTTACTACTGCTGCCCCGACTTCTTCTTCAAAAGAAGCAGCACAGAACGTAATTTTCCAGCGGCAATACGGCACAGGACTTGGCGCACTTGCCGCCATGCAAGACCCTAACTATAAAATAGGTAGCGGGTCTCCCTTACGTCAACCATCTCGCGCAATTGGACCTAAGAGCGGTAAGGCCCGTAGGGCTTCACGTAGACTCCGCCGTCAAGGTTACGGCAGAGCCGCTGAACAAATGGCAATGGCTGGTGAGATGGTTCGTGCGAATGAGCCGTCTATAGATACTCCCGCACTTAGGGCGGGAAGACTTCTAGGTAAAATTGACGCTAGTAAAGAAATAGCAAAACAAGAAGAGGAACGAAAAAAGCAAGCAGATATTGCTGCGGGTTCTAAAAACATAGTTGACGCGATGGGGGTGGGGGAGCCAAAATCGAACGACTCGATCCAGCAGCCAAAAAAGGTGGGGAAATATCAATCTCCTTTAGATAAAACACGAAACCAAAACCCCGAAAAACCCAAAGCGTTTGAAAAATACCAATCTCCTTTAGATAAAACACGAAACCAAAACCCCAAAGAAGCCCAACCCACAAGCATAGACCCGTCCCAGTTCCTTTATGACCTAAAGGGTAACGCGATTTCACTTGATGAAGTGAGAAAGAGAGGGCAAGGGCCTGTTTATTATGATAAAGACGGTAACGAAATGATGGTCAGTGAATATCAGACTGCGGAATTTAGGGATTCAAATGGTAATGGTATCGAAGATCGTAGCGAAGGTATTTACCGTAAGAGCGACTACGTAAAAAAACCCAAAGGCCCACGTCCCAGAGGCTTATAGTTTATATGATTAATTACAACCAAGACATCGCACCACTCCGCCAGCAGTATTTCCCAATGCTCGCTGGCGAAAGAGGTTTCGACGAAGCGATGAAGTATCGCCAAGAGGTTATTATGCCTATGCAGACGCATACGATGAAGATGCAGCAGCACACAATGGCGATGCGGCAGCAAGAACTGTCTTACGAAAAACAAAAGATGGATCTCCAGAAAGCTAGAAGGGACGCCCAGAGGCAGAACGAAGCTTTAGAGTTTTCCCCTAAAATTGATTCTTTGGTTAACGGCATCCTTGATGATGAGACCTTGAGTCCTTTACAGAAGTCGGAGCAGTTAAACAGGAATCTCGTAGATTACTCTTCAGTAATCTCTTACAGCCCAATTCTATCTAGTAAGTTCGGAGCAGCTTTTAAAGCTATTGATTCACAAAAATCAATAGAAACTAAAGCAGAGCAAGATAGACTAAAAGAGCAGAACAAATACCTCGACGCTATAAAAATAGCTGCAAGTGCTGGTGATATTGATTTGGTTAATGAATTAGCCTCAATGGATGATGAAGTCACGCCTATGGAACGAGCTTTACAGAGTGGAGCTGAAGCGGCTAAGTCAAGACTAGTAGCTTCTACTCTAAAAGCCCAAGAGGAAGCACAAGACGCTGATCGAAAAGAAAGTCTTACAAATTATAAGCATTATTATGATCTAGTTTCTAAAATAGGTCCGTCTGAAGACATACAAGCTTCTTACGATGGGAAAGGAGAGAAACCTAAATTTTCATTAGAACGTGAAGATAAAGATACTTTACAGTCTGTCTTCACTATCTTAGACCCTATTAAATACCCCGCCGTAAAAGTAAAAGATCTTCTAAATCATATGAGCGATCAAGAATTAAGACGCGCAGCTTTAGGAGCATTAAGTTCTAAAATCGCTTCTAGTCTACCTAACGGCGGACCTCAAAGTAAATTATCTACGGCATTTGATTAAAAGTCTCCACTAAACCACATACATATATTATCAGCTATGACTGAATACGAGAAGCTTGTTGGCTCACTAACTGGTTCTGCCGAACCTGAATTTGAGAAATACTCGGACTGGTCTTCTAAAAGACCAATCGAAGAAGAGGATACGACTAGCCGCGTTAATTACGCGGATTACCTACGTAAAACTTATATCGATGCGGGTGCGATGTCGGTTAAGGCGGAAGAAGAAATCCAAACAGGATTGTATTCGTCATTAGTTAAGGAAGGTTCTCTAGAGCAGGGAGACCTTGAGGGCTATAAGTCACTTACCGCCCCTAAAGGTATTTCTAAAGAAGCTAAATTGGATATGATCCAATCTAGGATCAGCCAAGACGACCCTGACTGGACTACTATCACCGAGTTCAAAGAGGCTAACAGAATGAGGACGGAGAATCCTTATTCTATCGAAGACGATACCTTCAATGAATTACAGCTTAAATCTGACGAAGCTGTTGACCGTCAATATGATGTTGTTAAGAAACGTATGCTCCGTGCAGGAGATCTCCCTTTCATAGCTACAACAGACGCGGAAGGGAACCGGAGAATTATTGCGGGTGACTCTGCCTTAAAGTTTGAGAACCTTAGTGACGCGATAGCTGCTTCTTCCGCTGGAGATGTTTCGTTGTCTGATGCTTACATTGCCCAAGAGCAATTAGTAGTCCCTGCTGGATCTAATGTTCCTCGTTTTAAGCTGAATCGGTATAATGAGGCAAAAGGAATGATCAACTCTTTGGTTGATGGCTCCTCTAAATTAGGAATCCAAATTGAAGCCCACGCCAAGAACCTAGCCGAGTCGGAAGACAAAGGGGTAATGGATTGGTCTAAAAGAAGGTTTGAAGATGTTGGAGAGTTCTTTAGTGGTTTGTTTGATTCAGACGCTGAAGAGAGGATTGATGCGTTAGACGCTGCTCAGGAAGTCGATCATTCAGAAGCTATCCGGTCTATTGCGGAAAAGCTGAACAACAGGAGCGGACTCGACCAAGGAGAAGAATATAACGCAGAAGAGATTGAAGCTGCTTATAACCAGATCATTTTGGAGAAGGCTACGAACAGTGGGATGTTTGAGTTCTATGAAGGAGAAGAAGCTGGGAAGAATCTGAGGATGACATCTTTCGGAACTCCTGTTGTCCACTCTGCTGCGATGGTTAATGAAGATGCTTTCAACGACATGTTGAAGGCCAGACCTGACCTTTCGCCTGAAACTCGACAGATCTTAGAAGCAAATAGAACTGCGGTATTAGATCAAAACTTTGAGAGCTACGCAAAAGTTCTTAGTAGGAGTGGCGTAGATGACGAGTGGAATGCTGCTTTGATGCAAGGAAGAGCAGATGGTAAAGCGAACCACAAAATCTTAAATGATTTCTTAGCTGATGAAGACAACTACAGTGAGTTCACCGAAAAGGCCGCTGGCGTCGGCGCATCTATAATCGACGGCTTTGGAACTCTCCTTGCTGCTGTTCCAGCGGCTATGGGCAACGATGTCGCTATCGACTACTTAGCTAAGTCGGCGCAGCGTAGTTCCGATCGGAGAGAAGTAGCTAGGATGTTCAACCAAGAGTATGGTTATGCTCAAGAAATTTTTGAGACCATAGTCCCTATGACGGTTGATATAGCGGCCACTGCTATTTTAGCAGGGGTTACTGCGCCTGCTGCTGGAGTAGGTGGTGCTGCATATGTATCTGCACGGGCGGGTTCTTTTGCGGCTGCTAAGGCGATTACTAAGGGAGTAATATCCCACACTATTAAAACAGCCCCTAAGAAGATAACTACTTTAGGGTTTGGTAAAACTAAAGGGTCGCAGACGTTGGCTCAAGTAATTGAGGAAGCTGTGAAGAAAGGGGACGGCAAGTTAACTAACGACGTTATGAAAGCGTTCAACAGTAACTTGGCTGAGAAGATTGGGACTAGCTCGGCTGTTTTTGTTCCAGCAGCTACCAGATCAGGTGCTGCCACTTATGGTAGTATTACTAACCACCTCCGAGAGAACACTGATCTGTCCGAAGAAGAGATCAGAGATCGGGCTTTAGGTGCTGGCTTTATGAGTGCAGCTATAACAGGAGTCATTACTTCTGGTTTTAGTCTGATGGGGCGTGGTGGACTCGACGATGCTCTTCTACGCGGTATGTCTTTCCGAGAGTTGAAAGCGGTTACTGAAAGAGTATCTGGTTTTTCACAAAACATTAAGAACGAGTCTCTGACAAAAGCGATTAAGAAATCGATAAGTAGGTCGCTGAGTAAAAACGGCAAGATGGCTAGAGTGTTCTCAGTCGGTAAGAACTTTACTGATGAAGCTATGGAAGAGGGGCTTGACCAGTTCGTCAATAGCTTCGTAGAAGACGCAGCCCTTGATCAAGACACCCCTCTATTAGAGCGGCTGGAGCAGACATTCCACGCTGCCATGATCGGTGGTATTATGGGAGCAGGTGCGCCTGTTGTCCAGAAAGTTGGTTCTAGGTTGAAGATGAACGAGCAACGTAAGTTTGCTCAAGTAGATCGTTTATACGACGAGATTGCAAAAGACGTAGAGTTGAATCTAAAAGATACAGGTAGTCCTATTTCCGCTGCCGTTCTCGGTAGGTATTTTAGATTGAGTGCTAAGGAGGCCGAGCTTCAAGTATCGGATAAGCCTGCACCAGAAGCTACGCAGAAGACTCAGCCAGAAGTTACACCGGAAGTTACACCGGAAGTTACACCGGAAGTTACACCGGAAGTTACACCGGAAGTTACACCGGAAGTTACACCGGAAGTTACGCAAGAGACTCAGCCAGAAGTTACGGATAGGCCAACTGACATTGGTTCATTGTTCAATGGTTTAACTGCACAAGGACAATCAGAGTCCCTTCAGTTTCTAACTGAGGAGTTTACAAATATTTACCCTGATTTTTTAAAGGTTAAATCTATACCAGAGATTATTGAGATAGCGGCTCAGGCAGATAGTGTAACAGAGGAAGGAAATCTTACAGAAGAGCAGGAAGCCGCAATAGACATTAGAAATTCTTTAAAGGGTTACTTAGAACTCGAAAGTGTTCCAGCACAACAGAAAGAACTTAAAGCACAACAGGAAGAAATTACGGAAGAGGTAACTGAAGACGACATTACAAAGGCACTTAACGAAGCAGATCCTGAAGAAGTCAAAGCAGCAGCCGACTCCGCGCTCTCCGGTGACAAAGCTGGTCTGTATCCTAAAGCGTCTAAATCGTTTACTCCACCCCCTCTTGACCTTTCATTCTTCCAAAAAGGCAAAGAGCTTACAGATTCAGAGTTACAAGAAGCTAACGCAGTTCTAGAACTAGAGAATGCAGGTTACCCTGTTAGGTTGACTTCTTCTCAGAAGCACGGAGTCCCGTTAACTAGAAAAGATACTTCAAAAGTTTCTGACCACCTCGCTAATAGGATCTATAGTAAGTGGCCGTTGATCGAGTTGGATTCTAAACAGAAGACACAAGATTTCACAGGCCAGCGTATTACTTATTTTGATCCTGTCACACAAAAGAAAGTATCGAGCAAAGCCATCAAAGGTAAGTTAGATACTGAGGGTAATGGTGTATTCAATAACGACCCTGTCTTGATGGCTCAGATGTTAGCCCACAACATCCGAATCCCTGTTCCCGATTCCGTGAACGTGTTCGACATTAACCCATCGATCAAAGTCGTAGATGGTTACGTCACTCGCGTAGAGAAGCCCCGCGCCGATGGTTTAGGTGTAGAGCATTTAGGTAGTCCATTGAATAGCATTGTTAATGCTAAAGTAGACAAGAGCCGACTCGATGACTTAACTAAACTTCCTTTCACCGTATCAGGTATGGAGGATACGGTAATGCCTCACGGGGCTACTCCGGTTAACGAAAGGGGTTACTCTCTTCCTGTAGGAGATTCTCTATCTACTTTTGGGGACATCCGTAATTCGTTAAAAGACTATACAGAAGCCGTCACGAGGAGCGGGGAGGATTTCAAGATGGTCAAGATCCACCTAAACGGGGCTAAGAAAACCGGATTAGACTTACTTGAAAAGTCTGACACAGGAGCGGTGACGCCTATTTTCGAGGCGTATCACGAATACTTATTCCTTTTGAATTTGTTCTCTGTAAGGGACACGCTACTTAAAAGCACGAAGTATAACTTCTCAGCCGGAGATATCTTAGCTGTTCCCGATAAGAGAGCTAGGAACTTCGCTGCTAGAGAGATAGCTACTAGACTGTCTATCGACAACATGGTGGAGAACGGGAAAGTCAATACGAAGTTGTTGGCTTCCGCTCTTAAAGGATTTGTAAAGGTGGACGAAAGGGCGTCCAACGCAGATATTATTAATGAGTTCGTAAACCAACAGATTTTAAATAACCGCTCGTTTGAGAACAACGCGATGCCGACATTCCCTTCTGTTCTTAGCAAGAAGGTTAGGAAGTATGTTGATCAAGAAAAGAGCAGGAAAATGGCTCAACAGAACTCTGTTGTTTCTACCTTCTCTGATCTGAATCTAGATTCAGAAATATTTGGTGACTCTCTCGTAGGAGGAATGAGGACGGAAGGAATGACAGACCTTGATGGGGGTAGAGTCGAAGACCCCTTTGCTGGATCTGGCCCACTTGATCGTGATGTTGATCTTAGTGAAGCTTCTTTAGGTGCTAAAGCGGCATCGCAGTTGAGCGTAGAAGAAATCAATGATTCGCCAGAACTACGCCAGTCATTAGAGGAACTCTTCATCGACGGCATTGTCCCGAACGCATCAGCTAAACAGATAGCGGAAGTCAAAAAGATGACGACCTCTGATATAATGAGCGTCATGGGTGAATTTTTGAGGTCTGCTAACTACGAGTCTGCTGAAGGATCTCAAGCCCTCAAGTTTAAGAAGCTTCTTTCTGACAGTGCGTTGGCGGGGCAAGAATCGTTTAGGCAGGCTGTTTACTTAAACTACTTATCTAATCTAGATAGCAGCGACCCTCAGTTTATTGCCGGACTTAGGTCTATGCTTAAAGAATCTTTAGGTAAGGACGTGTCTGAGAAACAAGCGATTAACTTCGCTAAGACAATCAACTCAGGTAGGTTGGCCCTATACTCTCGGACACACGTATCCGGTCAGCAGAAAGCAATCTACGAAGCTGAAAACCTTCAAGAGATTGAACGTCTAGGACTAGAGTCACAGAACCCTGAGTCGGTTGTCAAAGCTATTCAAACTATAGCTAAGACTAGCGACAGCGAATCACATAGATTGGTAGCGGATCTTTTACTTGAGGATGTAAACTTCATCAGGCAGGTAAGTTTTGAGATCGCTCAGATAGAGGCTGATTTTGCAGGTAAGTATTCCCGTTTGACTGACGGTAGCCACAGTGTGTTGATCAACACAAAGACGGGCAACGGACTCGGTTTAGAGAATGCTCTTCTTGAAGAGTATGTTCACGCCTTCTTAAACAACATAGCTAATTTACCCCTTGAGAACCTTAGCCCGAATCAAAGATCAGCACGCACGCGACTGGAAGGATTGTTCAAGCTAGCGGAAAGGGAGTATCGCAAAGGAAACCCTAATCCTTACATGGAAGACGCTTTTGAGAACTTCGATGAGTTCTTAGCTAAGTTCCTCCTGTCTCCTGAGCTACAGTCATTGATCAAAGATCTCGACCCACCTAAAGCACAGCGAGGATTCTTCACTAGAATTCTAGAGGCTCTGGTATCGATGTTCCGAAAGGTCTCTAAGTCGGAAGCTGCTACATACACTGCGGCTCTAAAAGATGTCATTGCTTTGAGTAAGTCAGTAGCGCGGACACAGCCAGTCCCGATCTCTCAGGTAGGTGCGAAGGTAGCAGACGAAGCTATGAGAGCAGCTTCTGAGAATGCGAAGATGTATGAATTCCTTGGCACTGTAGAAGCTCCTGTATTGGCGACGGCGCAGAGACCAGTCGATCCTCAAGACGCGAACTTTGCTTCTGTAATATCTGATTACAGGCAGGACACCAAAGACCCTAAGAGTGACCAAAGAGAGATGGAGGCTCTCATCCTCCACCTTAAAAGCCGGATGCCTTACGGTATGGAAGTGGGTATGGATGTAGGCACACCATCCCCAGCATATGCAATCGCTAATAGGATCTTCATTAATCCTTCCGTCATCATGGCCAATGTGGCAGACATGGACCAGATCGGTGCGCGTGTGTATGTGGAGAGTATTGTCAGTGAAGAAGTAGCCCACGTTGCTTCTTGGAATTCACTTACTTCTCGTGAGATTAACAACTACATCGACCGACTAAGTCTCGACAACTTTAAAGAAATTGCGGGAACCTATTACTTAAACCCTGCTGAGAAAGCGGCTAAGATTGCCCTCTTAGAATCTTCGGTTGAAGAGAACCTTACGCCCGAACAAGAGAACGCTATACGAGTTCTTAAAAGACAATTAGCTGAAGAGAAGCTCCGCATGCACTTACAAAAAGTGACTCGCGGATTCACTACTGAAGAAGACGTAGATTTCTGGTCATCCGATCCATCGCTTCTTCAGATGATTGCGAGATACTTCAAAGGTATCTTCAGCAGGCTCTCAGCTATGCGGGAGATGAAGGGGGGATCAGGGGCGTTAGACTCTATGCTTCGTAAGATTCACGGAGAGATCTTATTGATTAACGCTGGCTTTAACACAGTCACTTCTGACACGCCGTTCAATACAGATAACCCCGAAGCCACGATGGCTGAGTTCAAACGCTTCATGGAGGTTGATGTCTTAGGCGAAGCTCAAGACTACGGTGTAGCAGTAGATCAGGCTATAACTTTAGCGGCTTCCTCTTTGCCTGTTGATTCTATCAACCGGATAATGAGAAAGGCCCGACTAGCAGTTATCGATGGGAGGACAATAGTTGATGTCGAAGATGATGATGCAGAGCCAGTTGAAGTCCAAAACCCGAACCCGATTACGGGCATGGACCACAAAGGCATAAAGCAATCGATTGAGAATTTATCTACCGACAGACAGAGAATCTCAGTAGATCTTTTGCCTGATGAAAAGATGAAGATCAAGGTGACTGATCCTCAAAGGATAGACGATAAGACAAAGAAAGAAATCCTACTGTCATCTGTTGATGTAACTTTGTTGGAAGACGGCGAGCTTCACATCGACTTAATGGTTACTCCTGTTGAGAACAGTAAGAGCAAGTCGTTCTCAGCAGAGTTTATGTTAGCAGTTATTGCTGATGCGGATGTGAACGGGATTAAACAACTCACAACTATAGGGGGTGGGGATTATCAAAGCGTTATCCTAAAGAAAGCCAAGACTCAGATATTAAATTTTGTAGGTGCTGAGTATGGAGTTGATGCACAAGCTGCTCTTAGCAAGATGTTACCTGATTACTCTCAGAGTATGGTGGGTTACTCTACGTGGATGAAGACTGCTTTTGAACCTGAATTTTTTGAGAAGGAAACGATTATAAAACATTTGGGAAATGTTATTACATCTGATACCCCTTCTAAAGTATCAAATCCTAGGTATGGGGGTGAGATTTTAGATATATTACAAGAACCAGCTACTAAAGATGTAGATCAAATACGGGATATGCAATTAAGAGAGGCTTTGGGAGAAGCTGATCTTGAGGCTGATCTTGAGGCTACTTTCTTGAGAGAGGAGTTTGGTGTTGGTCCTTCTGAGCCACAAGACGTTTCTGAAGACGCGAAAGCGGCCTACTTAAATCAACTTAGTGATGTAGACAAACAAAAGGTTGTTAACTACGCCAAAAACCTTCTTACAGATTACTATAAAGAGTCTTCTCGTAGGGCAAAAGATCTTCTAAGCACTCAACCAGAAGGTGAGTTTGATCTTTTCAAAGCTGTGAACGGCGGCACGGTTGCCGAAAACAAGTCCGCAAAGAGAAACTGGGAGGGTTCTGGTACGGAAGCTAATTACGTCTTTGATTTAACTGACGGAAGCCCTTCCTTGAAAGCTTACTTCAAAGGCTATACTGGTAAACTCCTTCTACAAAAGAAGACCAACGAGAAGATTGCTGAGGCCATCACAGACTACCGTGCTGAAGTAAAGGATTCCGCACCAGAAGATCTCCAGTTAATTAAAGACAAGTATAATGACCTTGTTATGGATAAGGACGGCGAGATTGGCTTAGACTTCCCACTGTTTGCTTCTAGTCGTAACCCCAATCCTGTTTCTTCTGGAGATAAGTATGACTTCTCGATGATACCCGAACTCCTTGAGATCCCTCAGTTTGAATATAAAACTTACAAGTCACCTGAAGGAATGATATCTCGTATCTTCCAAGGAGATCTCGGATCACCGATCAGATCTATGCTGGATCAGAGAGATGAGTTTAAGAGAGGTGGAATCCATATTCTTAAATCGTTCCACAAGAAATTTAATGATGTCGTCGAAGAGGACGGTATCATCTTGGATAAATCCACTCTAGACACTATCGCTGCTGCACAGGGCTATAATGAAAACTCTCTTGTCAGCAATACATTTTATGTCGCTAAAGAGAACGAGCATAGGGCGCGAGTTAAAGTGATCGAAGCAGACGACACACTTACTAGCGCAGAAAAGAAAACTCAGAAAGCGGCGTCTAAACAAACTCACGACGATGAGATTGATCTTAAAGAAAGAACTGCAATCGACGCTCGGAACCTAGAGACTTCTCAAGCTTTGAGCGACCTCGCTCAGATGTCTCCAAAACTCGCGGCTTTGATAACTTCGATGAGGACTCAGTTAATCCAACCTATACAGGAGAAGATTAAAGGAGCGGGTATATCTAATGAGCTTCGCGTCCGCATTGATCAGACAGGAGGCTTCTACATTACTAGAAGCTATCGTATGTTCAATGACCCTACACACGCTCAGAAAGTCAGGGAAGATCCGACATACGCAAAGGCCCGAGCTGCTGCGATGGTGTTCTTCGACGGAGACGTTAAGGACAAAGCCTACGCTGCTGCTAAAGCTGATAATAAGTCGGATGCGGAAGCAGACGATGCGGCAGACGCTGCTCTTAGGAAAGCTCATGCGAAAGCAGGAACTGGTAGCACTCACGGAGAAAGAGCTTTAGACGCTTTCATCCAACGGTATGAAGGCATCCTGTCAGGGACTCCTACAACGACCAATAGATATTCTAAGATCGCAAAGAACTTCTCTAAGAGAAAAGACTTACCTCCAGAACTACGAGAAATTCTCGGAGAGTATGGAGCCGAAACAGGCACTGATTTGATCGCACGAACTTACGCTACAGTATCTACGATAGCGGCTGAACAAGTGTTTAGAAGCAACATCGTTAAGGTAGGTAAAGACCAAGGATTCATAGTGGATGCTAAAACATACGCTGCTGATCCTAGCAAGTATCCTGACTTCATTCAAATGAAGTCTAACGCGAATAGAAATGATCCGTTCGCGAATGTATATGCTGAGAAATCTTTAGTTGATGATCTGGCAGACATCATCAATCCTAGCTTCGCTAACTCCGGTAGCTCTACTGCTGAACAGGCAGTGTCTAAGACTGCTTCGGCTCTTCAGAATCTTACAGGTAAGTCTATGTTGCTTAAAACATTAGGCTCAGTAGGTTTCTACTTCCGAAACATCTTAGGTAACATCTTGTTCTTCGGGCCAGCTAATGGGATGCCATTACACAAGATGGGGTCTACATTAGTAGATACACTAAAGTTCTCCACGCAACAGTGGAATAATCCAGACGAGCTAAATGCTGTTCTTTCTGAATACGTTACACTCGGAGTCTTCGGCGACGAGCTACGCGCAGGGATGATTAAAGAGCTTCTAGACTCAGGCGAAGGTAAGAAAGACTTTGCTTCTAGGCTTAATGAAATTCTAGATGAAGCTCCTGTTGTCGGTAAAGGTAAGAGCTTTATTGCAGCAACTGAAAAGAAGCTCACTGGCTTGTCCGCTTCGGTAGACGGTGCTTACAAGATAGCTTACTATGAGCATGAGCTTAGTGTTCTTCGTAAAGCTAAGGCTAACCACCCCAACACCAAAGTTGGTAAGATGGGAGACAATGAACTCAAACGATTAGCTGCGAGTAACGTCAAGAGGACTGCCCAATCTCTGAGTCAGGCTCCCCCTCTCGTGCGCGCGTTGAGTAAATCGAGCTACGGAATGTTGTTCGCTCCATTCATCCGATTCAAGGCTGAGGTTCCAAGGATTGTTTATAACACCTACAAATTAGCTAAAGAAGAAAAGGCCAGTGATAATCCAGACATCGTCAGAAGAGGTAAGCAGAGACTTCGCGGTCTCTACACCGTATTAGGTGGGGTATCCTTAGCGGTTCCAGCCGCATTAGCTGCTCTATCTGGTATCGGCGATGAAGAGGACGAAGCCCTTCGCAAGTCTATGCCAAGCTATTTGCGAGGGCATAGCTTCTACTACTGGGGCAAAGGCAAAGACCTAACTTCTGTAGACCTGACATACCTCAATCCATTCTCGCTCGTCACTGATCCATTCGCTCGCGCGTTTGAATCACTATCACGCGGTAACTTCAGCGGTGCTGTGGGAGCTTTTGTGAAGGGAGCGATCTTCGATCAATACCTTGATGAGCAGATCCTCGCTGGCGCAGTCAATGATACAATGAACAACGAGAACTCCACCACCGGAAAACCAATATGGATTCCCGAAGTGGATGGCTTCGGATCGTCTGTAGGAAAGGGTTTATTATACACTCTGAAAACTGCTTACTCACCACGTATCCTGACGGATGCTGTAGATGCTTACGAAGCCTCCGGTGGAGATTACAATAAGTTCACGGACTCTCCAATAGGGGAATTTGTTGAGGGAGCTTATCCTGTAAGATTCCACTCTGTAGATGTCGAGAAGCAATACCGTAGGTTCCTTAGAGAACACCAGAGTAGAATCCGGTTGGTGAACGACAAGAAGTTTATTCTATACAGCGACAAGCCGATGTCAGATGACGATGTCATGGATGTCTATAACGAGGAATACGAAGGCCGTAAGAAGCTCAACAGAGAACTCTATCGAGTTGGACGGGGCTTTGAAAGCCTCGGCATATCTGCACCTAAACAGGTCGCTACGATGCGCCAGTTCGGGTTCGGTAAAGATAAGTCTGCCATGATCATTCAAGGCGTGATGGACCGACTGACTCCGAACAAAGGATTCATGCAGAACATAATCGAAAGAGGACACTCAGATAGGATAGCCCCTCTGTTTGAAGCGCGTGATAAAGAACCACGCTACTTCAAACTGAAGGATTAAACTAACCTAATAGCTTTGCTAATAACATTAGCAAAGCCATGAATATCAAGAAGGGGGCGGCAGCGTTAAAGATATCTTTAATCACGCCCGCCTCCTTTTCTTTTGGTCGGCCTGCTCCCTCATCTTGCGGAGGCGGCGGGTTTCTGTTTTAGCCATGTTCATTACCACTACTATCATAGTAAGCGGGACCATCACGATCAGGCCGATGATTTGTAGGTAGTCCATCAGTTACTTGGTCGGTTTAGGGTTCGGGAATCGGGATTCGAGGGTCTGTTGCATCACAGTGAGGGCGCGGAGGCAGTCGGTGGTTTCGTCTTGGAGCCGCTCCAACTCTTGTTCCTTCTTCATTTTCTTCTCCAGCAACTTTGCGTGGTTAATTGATTGGACTCGCAAAGCGAAAATCAGGTCTTTTATATCAGTCATATTATCTTTATTCAGTCTCAGGTTTATTCCTGATTACTACCCCCTCCTAATTGGAAGGGGCAGTGTATCAAGACTCACTACCCATTGAGGGTAGCAGTGAGAACACGATGACCTTCCTCGATAGAGGACTCATCATGTGAGGTGAGCAGGTAGTCAGCGAAGTTCACCTTATGCTTCGCGGCAGTGCCATACTCGCTGGAGTATGCCTTGGCAGAGCTAGACGTATCACGCCCTACACCGTCACCGGATGTCCAGTATTCGGTTGCGCCGTTGAGAACGTCATACACGGTCTCGCCACTGTTTCCCCTACCTCTGATTGCCAGATCCGTGATACCGGACACGGCATTCAGGGTTCGGGTTGAGAACTTGTCCACCTTGCCAGCACTCTTGATGAAGTATCCAGCAGCGATAGCTGAGATGTCCTGCTCGACCACCTTCTGAGTGGCTAGGATCTCCATCGCTTCGGCGAAGTGTTTCCGCTGCTCGATCAGGCCAGTGATGTCCTTCGTAAGATCGGCACACTTGATGTCCACGTTGCCACTGTGGGTGACCTTTAGGTCGATGTATCCTTTACTGCCGGCGAGGGCAGCGTGGATGCTGTTAGAGCAGCACAAGCGTAAGTCCGAAAGGAACACACGGTTCGCAGTTCCGTTGTGTCCCCCTACTACGTTGAGGTATCCACTGTGCTTCTCACCATTGATGGTGTGATCGTCCATCTTGAACGACATGAAGAATGTCTTGAGACCATTCAGAGTCCCCATCGCGGACAGTTTCGAGTCCGGTGCAGACTGTCTGAGGGCGGACACTACTGGTCTCGCGAAGGTCTCATTCTCGATCTTTTGATACTTCTTCGTCGCCATGTGCAGTGGCACAAGACCATCAGCAGTATCTGCCATGAGGTGCTTGTGGTTGTCGAGCGGGATCGACTCCCCATTGACGGTGGCATACACGTCTGCCATCCTGATCGGGAAGAAGACGCCTTTCTCCTTCGCATCACGGGGCGTGATCAACTCACCTTCAGACTCCTTCTCCAAACCGTGATACATACGGTATTCGGAACCTTGTGGGATGAGGACGCTATCGATTTCTTTAATTCCAGACATAATGTTTATTCTTTCTATTTGGTTTTGGTTTATTCGGACCTTCTGGTCCCCTACGGCCCTACCGATGTGGTAGGACCGACGGGGGCAAGCTGCCACTTATCTGGCAGGCAGTCAAATTCTTTTCATCACTTTTTAAACTCAGCTACGCTGAAATAAAGTTTCTTTGGGGCTTTGTCGAAGAAATGGAACAGGGCAGGACACAGCCAACCTTCCATCTTCTCACCGTATTGACCAAGGCCATCCAACACATAGTCATTACCGCCCTCGCTGGCTCGCAGCCAACTGAGGGAGTGAGTTGAGTGAGGGAACTTGTCTTTGCTAAACGTGAGGCGGAACCCACCTTCCACGTCTTCGGGATCGATGCCACTGTCCGTCAGGACGAAGTCGATGATCTCAGACATACCGCAGACGAATGCCTCACGATGCAAGCCGAAGCGGTCGTCGTCGAAGACCCACTGGCCGTGGCAGAAGTATGGAGCGAGCGAGGTGATTTGAGTTTTGTTATTTTTTAAGAATTTGAACATAATATTTTAGGAGTTGGGGTTTACCCGAAGGCGTTGAATAAGAGTTGAATCACGGCACGGACGATTGTGTCAATGCCAATGGCGTGGAGGGCGGCAACTGCCGGAATGAATCCGACGATGGTCCATGTTAGTTGTTTGTAGGTCATACTATCACTGGTTGGTTTCGTTTATTAAAGGTCGGCAAGACCTACTGCTGCTCCCTTTAAAAGGGAGTAGCAGTAGGCTGTGGGTGTTAAATGTTAATGGTTAATTGTTTGAGCCTAAAGGTGAAGCCTAGCTCTTTCAGAGCTTGGATGTCACTGTCGGTCAAGGACTTTCGTCCTGTCAGCTTCTGTATGGATCGCTGCACTGCGGCATTTGCCACGTATGTCAGCGTGTTTCCATACACGTCTTTTTGGGTTACTTCTATGGTCATAACTTGTTATGGGGTTAGGGGTTCGGGAAACGCTATCGTAATGTGAAGTGTGTGGTTTTAAACTGACCTTTGCCAGTGGCGATAATACGCTCACCAAAGGTTGGGGAGCTTTCGTCTACGTCGATGGATGTCATCCGCCACTGACCTATCCTACCGGATGGGAGACGGTTGAAGTTTAAATATACATCCTCCGTCACCGTGAATCTCTCCTCATCGTGAGACAGAGTCTGTATGGGGAGTCTGACTTCTCCAGCCTCCCCCAATGGGGGAAGGTCACCGTGAATCTCTTCTACCCTACAACCTAAAAGGTTGCTGAGTGCTGCTATTGTTCTGTTTTCTTTTTTAGTATTCATAACTTGTTATGGTTTAATGGTTCGGGGTTAGGGGTTAATCCCAGCGGTCGAAGACGACTCGACCGTTAGGAGCGACGAGGGTCGCATTCAGGAGGACAGGACATCCTTCGACTCCCTCATGGGAGCGGGTGACGGTTCCTTCCATCGCTACTGCCTTCTTAGGCGAAGGTGAGAAGCAGGTGATGGTTTCGGAACCATATTCATGGTTGCCGCCAAGTGACGGTGGGAGCGATTGTAGCTCGGTGACGATGTATTTATACATAGGTTTTAGGGTTAGTGTTGGGGGTTAGTGAGTCAGGATGACTACGTCAGCTTTGTTATCTGAGCCACAGAAGTGGCCTTGTGGAGTGCATTCACCGCAGAGACCAGAACATACGAAGACACGCTTTAGTCCCGCCTCTTTGGCGTATTCTCGCGCCTTCTGTCTGTATTCTGTCGTATTGTATTCGATCCCTCCTTTGGAGCCGATTGCTTTGAACCAGCCTCTTGTGATCGGTAGGGCAAGAACACGTCTTGCAATCCCGCTGTTCTCATTGAACCGACTGCCGTTGGAGAGATTCAAACGGTAGTTTGTAGGCCACTCTCCAGTGTAACTGGCAAGCTCTTCCCAAGACTTGGAGTAGCCGTAGGCTTTTAAGATCGGCTTGTTACGAAGTAAGGACATCCACTTGTCCACCGTTTCGACAGAGTCGAAGTCACCGTCTACGAAGAGTCGGAAGTCAATCTTCGATTGTGACTTGAACTGTCTGGTCTGGATGACACGGTCAAGCTCTGCTTGGACAAGATCAAACCGGAATCTCTGTAAGAGACTGTTGCGAAGTTGGCGGAAGAAAGGGTGAACATTCCTCCAGCCTTTCAGGCTGTAGCAGAAGTTCTTGCATTCTCCGGCTCCGCCGCAGTCCATGAGTGGCATGGATGACCAGCTTAGAAACGGTAGTTTCTTGTTACCATTAGCGGCGAAGGCTTTGCCTTTCACACCAATGGCGATTCCGGCTTCGTCACTAGTGACAAGGGAATGCTGCCACAGGATAAAGTTTGCGAAGCAATTCTGCCAATGCTTGCTGGCAGTCTTGATTTCTTGTGGCATAGCCACAGTCTTTCCTTCTTTGGTAGCAGCGAGAGCTGCTCGTGAGAAAGCTATCAGGGTTTTATGTTTTACGGTAGTAGTCATGGTTTCGGTCATTGTTCAATTGTTAAAGGTCAGTGAGGCCATCAGCCACTCCCTTTTAAAGAGAGCATGTACGTGCCTCGTGGTTTAATCGTTGGAGAATCCTAACGATTTGAGGATATCGTTCTTCGGAATGCGTTATCTTTTCGAGAGCTTTTCCCAAAGACGTGTTGAACACGCGCCTTTGGTAGGGGTTCAATCTCTTAAGTATTCTGCTAGTCTCTGCTATAGCATCTTCCATTTGTTTGTCAGTGGTTTCGTTCATCAACCTCTAAAGGACAGCAAGACCATCAGCCACTCCCTTTTAAAGGGAGCAACGTGCGCTGCACCCACGCGTAAGAATCAAGGTCAAGGGAATCAAGGTCAAGGGAATCAAGGCAAGAGAATCAAGATACAAGATAAGAGATACGTGATACGTGATACGGGGTTCAACGGAATCAAAGCGGGGTTCTACCTTTAGGTAGAACCCCCGAACAGTGATCCCTGAATCCCGAACCCCTAATCATGTTCCATGATAAGGGGTAAAGGGTTCATGGTTCATGGAACATGAACCACGCCACCGGTAGGGGGTCGGCTTTTTGCGCGAGCTGGCTCGTATACATATGTGTGTTTAGAAAAAAATTGACGGGGGTCTGGCTATCGGGTAGGGTCGGCTATGGCCCAATACGACCCGAAAAAGAAAAAGGAATACTATTTAGAGAATCGGGAAAAGAGACTCGAATATCAAAATGAGTATTACCGGAGGACGAAATACAGCTACTCTCGAAAATTAGAGGTAAGTGAAGTCCTTGAACCGGAGCGATATAAGGCGTTCAAAAAGCGTGTAAGTGACTACAACAAAGAGTATTACCGAAAAAACAAGGCTAAAATCGCGGCTAAACGCAGTGCTAGAAAAGTGGCACTCAAACCCCAATAAAAAACTTTTCTTCTAGACCTTTAGTATCTTATTATATATAATAAGATACTAAGAGCCGGAGAGAAAAGTTTTTTACTACATCCCGAGATGATTAAACATAAAATACCAGAAGATTGGAAACCCGTTGCGGGGGCTTCGCATTATGCCCTGACCGACGACGGTTATATTTACAACTTGAAAACAGACAAAAATCTTAAGCGATATTGGCGGGGGTTAAAATACTACTCTTTTGTTACTAATGATGAGGGCGTGTATACGATGGTGGATCACAACAAATTATCTGTATTACGCTACGACCTACCGGAAGAGGAGTTTGTCGTAATAGCCGATTACCCCGATTACAAGGTGACTCCTTACGGCGCAGTCTGGAAATACCGGAATACGGGCAAGAGGTATAGGGGGAACCCTATTTTAGTGGGGACGAAGGATATCGGTGAGAAGGAGTATGTCCGCCTCAAAACCGAAGATGGTCGCGCCCATTGGGTGCGTATGGAGAAGATAATGAAAGAGGCTTACCCAAATGATTGACATTGACTGTCAATTCAATATACTCGCCAAGTATGTCAAACTTAATTGACTTAGACGGCCTCGACTTAGGGAGCCTTGATGAGAAGGGTAAGCCTGTTGAAACACGTCTCAAGGATGTTAAAGCTGCTATTGGTATCTTTGCAACCTTGCTCCGCGCTGATGAGAAGTCTGCTGTTAACCGCTCTCGGATCGATAGTATGTTCGATGGTGTTGCGCCTTACAGCCAATCACAGCTAGCGGCTAGTGGTCAGGGACTCAAGACCAACTTGAACTTCGGCGAAGCGCAGCGTTTGCTAGACATCTCTCTTTCGGCCTACGTTGACCTCTACACGTCTTTGGAGAAGCTAGTGGAGGTCAAGGCCACAACAGGCGAGAGAAGCGAAGTAGGGCCAAAGGAGGACATCGTAGCCGAGGAGCTGACAAACCTCTTCCGCCGCTGGCCAGAGTTCCACAGTAGCTACCTCCGCCTTTGCACACAGTTTATTAAGCACGGAGTCGGTATTGCCTACTTCGACTCACCAGAAGATTGGAAGTTTCGTATCGGCGGATTCGCAGATATCTTGATCCCGCGTCAGTCGCAGGCATCAGAGAACGCAATCGACATTGCCGTCGGTCGCCGTCAGTATCAGCTACACGAGCTATACCACTTTATTAAGAACGAGAAGGCTGCTAAGGCAGTCGGCTGGAACGTAGAAGAGGTCAAACGAGTCATGATGGAGAACGTCAAGACTTCGGGGCGCTCCTACACGTCCGGCAACACATATTCTGATTACGAATCGTTGCAGGCAGAGATCAAGAACAACGATCTCTACACAGGCATCCAGAACCCTACCGTTGACGTGCTGCACTACTGGGTGCGCGAGATCGACGGTAGTGTGAGTCATTACATATCCGCTGAGTCTAGTCCTAAAGATTTCCTCTACAAGAAGGTCAGTCGCTACGATACACCTGAACAGGCGTATATCTTCTTCACATACGGAGTTGGTAGTAATGGCACTTATCATTCGATCAGAGGACTTGGCCAGCGGATCTTCTCCCACGTTCAGACGAGTAACAGACTTCGTTGCCAGCAGATTGACGGCGCGATGTTAGCGTCGTCGGTGATGATCCAGCCAGAGAACCAACGCTCGTTGGATGAACTCAGCTTCACGTTCTACGGCGCTTATGCCGTGATGTCACCTAACGTAAAGATTGTCGAGAAGGCGATTCCTAACTTAGGCACAGCGGTCCAGCCAGCTTTGCAGGATCTTTCTCAGCAGCTTTCGTTGAACACCGACACAATGTCACCGTATGGCCCGAACCAGACTTCGCCATACAAGAACCAGATGCAGGTTGTGGCGGACATGGATGTGGCTACGCGGATTAGTGGTTCAACGCTAAACTTATTCTACTCAAGTTGGACTCGCCTGATGCGCGAGATGGTCCGCCGTATTGTTGAGGTCAAACGACCTGACGCGGCGATTAAAGATTTCTTCGACCGTTGTGAGAAACGGGGCGTAGAAAAAGAATTCATTAAGAAATTAGATGTCGCACAGACCAAAGCAGTTCGTTCCATTGGCAATGGATCGCACGCAAACAGACTCGTCTCGCTTCGCGAGCTTCAAGGAATTAGTGGCCAATTCGACGACGTTGGTCGCCGCAACCTTACTCGTGACATCGTTAGCACTCGTGTCGGTCACGACCTCGCGGATCGCTACGTTCCGGCGCAAGAAGACGACCGGAAAACGGTAGATACCAAGATTGCTTATCTTGAGAACCAGCAGTTGCAACAAGGCCAGCCAGTTCCGGTTGTTTCTAGTGAGATGCACGGCCAGCACTTGCAGTTACACGTTCCGTTGTTGCAGCAGTTCATTCAGGCTATTAATGAAGGCCAAGCAGATCCGCAGCAGGTTCTTCCCGCATTGCAGGCACTTTACCAGCATATTTCTGAGACTGCCCAATATGCTTCTGGTGATCCGGCATTGGAGGCCGTAGTGTCGAACGCGAAACAGATTCTACAGTATGCTGAAGAAGCGATTAACAACACCATGAAGGCGTTGGAAAAGATCCAGAGAGAGCAACAGCAAATTTCTGAAGAAGAGGGTGGACAACCTCAAGCGTCTGAGGTAGATATGAAGCTACAGAAGGCGCAAGTCGATATGCAGATTACGCAGCAGAAGGCTGAACTTGAGATGGCTATTAAGCAGAAGAAGTTCGACCAAGAGCAAGCGATCCGCGATGCCGAAGCCGCCTTGAGGTTTCGTGAACAAGAATAATGCCAGCTAAAAAGAAAGCCACAGTTCCAGTAAAGCTGGAACACTGGTTCAAAGATTTAAAGTCGGTTACAAGGCTACGGGAGCTACTGGACGACCTTGCCCTGCAACAAGCAATCGCAATTTTAAAAGAGGCATCTGGCCCAACGGTTACGTCGTTGGACGCAGACCCGCAAGCGAACAGCCATAAACTGGCTTGGTATGCGGGATACAGAGACGCCTTTAATGATCTGGAGAAGCTGACTCATCGGCCCTCCACCACAAAAACTAACCAACCAGACGAATGGACGCACCTGTAGAAGCAGCCGTAGAGGCCACCGAAGCCGTAGAAGCACCGACTAATGTAGATGCTTTACCTGATGCCACTGAACCCGCTTCCTTTGAATCCTCATTGGAAGCAGCGTTTGCTAACCTTGATCAAGCACCCGCAGAGCCGGAACCGGAACCGGAACTGGAACCGGAACTGGAACCGGAACCAGTTGCTGAGGAATCGTCGGAAGAGGTTCAGGATACCGAGATACAGGATACAGATCCACTCGAAAGCCTGACCGAAGACATCGGCGACGAGTGGACTCCTAAAGCGGCTAACCGTTTTAAGGAACTCAAGACTGAGTTGAAGACAAACCGTTCTGAGTTGGACCAGTTGCGCCAGCAGTCTAAGGAATACGAGTCAAAGATTCAGGAACTGACGGGACTTGCTGAGAACAAGGACGTTGAGCAGTTACAAGAGAGGCTCGCTGAATATGAACAGCAGCAGGCTTTATCGAATCTGGAGCAGACTCAAGCGTATCAGCAGGCGGTATCGCAGCCGTTGGAAGCCCTCGTTGAGCAGGCAGACCAGATTGCTGACAAATACGAGGTAGATTCTGACGCTTTGATTGATGTGTTGTCGCTAGACGACCCACAAGAGCAGGAAGAGCAGTTGTCTGAGCTTTTACCCAATGCTAGTGATCGCGATAAGGCAAAGATTTACAGGATCATGGAAGACATTGATCCTATTATACAACGCCGCGAGCAGTTGTATGAGAATGCTGACGCAGCATTAGCGGAGGCAAAACAGCTTGAAGAGCAGCAGAGTGCTGCTACAGCCGCCGAAAACGCCCAATTGAGGCAGAACATCACTAAAAATGTCGTCGAAAGAGTCCAGCAGAAGTTACCGTTCCTCAAAGGAATCGAGGGTCTCGACATGTCCGCTATCCAGCAGAAGGCATCAGAGACTGATCCTACTGTCCTCCATCCTGTTGACCACGCCTACAATGCGGTCTCAGCCCAAGTGTTCCCGACGGTTGTTCGACAATATCTTGAGATGAGGAAAGAAGTCGAGTCATTGACTGATCGTCTTGCTGAGTATGAGGATGCGGAGCCAGCGATGTCTGGTCAGACGAAAGCACCAGCAGCTAGCTCCGGCATACCTGAAAACGGTACTTTTGAAGAAAGAGTAGCGGCTGCTTTGGGTGCTGTGTGACCCCGTTGACAGATCGCCAGACAATGTTAATATGCGCTTATCAGTTGGGTTGCTCTAGCCTTAAATAGTTCTAAACGACTGGTAAAGCACATAGAAACTCAGGTTGCTCTAGCCATTGCATAGTTCTAAGAGGTTCGCCCTAAAACTCTTTAGTTTCCGACCACGTTGGCTGGAAGCGCAAACTCTTATTTATTTATTACAATGTCTACATTTAATTTGGGGTCTACGGGCCTCGCATCTGTCAATACAATCCTCGCTGAAGAAGCTAACCGCATCGGCAAGGACATCTACTCACGCACGCTCCACACTTCTCCTTGGTTGGACCTAACTAAGCAGGGAGCTTTCCCTGATGGTCAAGGATACACCCAACAGACTTTGGTGTATGATCGTGCTATCGCTACTACTACCGCTGGTGGTGGAACTGCTGGAGTAAACTGGTCCACTCTTGGTAGCGCCTTCTCAGGAACTTCTATTGCAGACGCACAGGAGCCGGGAACCATGAAAGATTTCCAAGGTGGTCGTGGTGATGGGCAAGATGTCTCTGATAACAACCCCGCTGGAACCGACCGACGCTCTTACGTTCAGTTCGGTAAGAAGCTGAAGCCTTACTCATTGAAGCGTGCTGTTATCGAGTCTCCTAAGATTTCTTTGGAAGACCTTCGATTTGCTGCTCATCGTCAGGACCAGCTCCGCGCCATCATGAACATCATGACTGAGGTCACCCGTAACACTTGGGAGAACCGCTACCGTGATGAGTTTGAGCTTATTTCCGACAACCTCGTCCTTTGTAAGACCGCTGGAACAGTTATTACTGGAGCTAGAGAAGGTCTTACATTGACCGATCTTGATGTGGATGCAGGGAGTGACGGTAGTGACATCACTGGTAACATCTCTAACGCAATCTTGGATAAAGTTTACTTTAAGCAAGTTCGTGGTGGTGCTGGTGCAAATGCTTACGGTCGTGAGAACGGTCGTCCGGTATTTTCGGTTGTCCTTTCTTCTGAGGCGTCCTACGCGCTCCAGACTGAAGCCGAATTCCGTGATGACATTCGCTATAACAACTCTAAGGTAAGTGATCTTATCGCACCACTTGGTGTTGAAAAGTCCTTCCGTGGATTCTACCACCTCATCGATGATATGGCTCCTCGCTATAACTTCAATGCTACTAGTGACAAACTTGAGAGGGTCGAGCCTTACACTGTTGCTGCTGGAGTTGCTACTCCAAATGCCGCTTATGAGACCGCGACTCACGAAGCCGCTTTCGTTCTTCACCCTGAAGTTTGTGAAGCCCTCATTCCTAATCCAATGAGTGGTTCTAACGGACTCAGCTTCGATCCTGTTAACTACCGTGGTAAGTTTGACTGGAAGAACATCGTTAGTGAGATCACCAACCCTGATGGAACCATTGGTTTCTTCCGTGGAGTTCTCGCCAGTGCTACTAAGCCGATCAAGACCGAGTTTGGTTTTGTAATCGTATATCTTCGCGGAGCAGCCGCAGGTGCTTAATATAGCCTAACACTTAACATGAACCCCGTTGCCTGTCTCTAAAACGGGTAGCGGGGTTCTTTTTTACAGAAACATTTACTATGAGTAAACTAATCGAATTATTTAGCTCTGATGCTTTTAAATCAGCCGCAGCGGAAGACGCAAAAAACTCTGGAGTAGGAGCCGCATCTATTTTAGATGGGTTGATGTCTACAGTAGGTTCATTTGGGAATTTAGTTGGCGAGATGGAAGGGACAACCCGTCTACAAGACGCTATTACTGGGGCTGACCGAGGCGAAAAGACTGAAGATCGGATAGCTAGGGCTTTAGCTTTACTAGACCGGACGGAGAATGCAGTGGAGTTAAAAGCCCCTAAAGCAGCCCCTAAAGCAGCCCCTAAAGCAGCCCCTAAAGCAGCCCCTAAAGCAGCCCCTAAAGCAGCCCCTAAAGCAGCCCCTAAAGCAGCAGAACCTACTACTGAATCCAAACTGACAGTAGACCCGTATACCGCAGCTCAAAAAGTTCTTTTAAAGAATGTGGCTGAAACAACCGCAGCGAATCAGGAATCAGAGTTTGATCGTCAGATGGCGTTGCTAGATGAAGCAGAACGTGAATCAAGAAAAGTTGCTGCCTTGGAAAAAGCTGGAGCAGAATTAGATCTTGAAGAAGCGGCTTTGAAAAAAGAGCATTTAGCTATGCGTGAAGCTGACCGTCAAGCTAGTAACGAAGGCATGGCAGGAGCTTTAAAATCTGAAGCTGCACGTCAAGCTAGTGCTTCTGCCGAGAAAGCTAGCAACGAAGGCATGGCAGGAGCTTTAAAAGCCGAAGCTGCGCGTCAAGCTAGTAACGAAGGTATGGCAGGGCAGCTAAAAGCTGAAGCCGCACGTCAAGCTAGTGTCCCTGACGAACCAGAAATGGACTACACGGATAAAGCTATTAGCCTATTTAAGAACACCCACGGCAGTGATTTTGACCCTAATTCTGTTAAAGACAAAGGTAAGTTGGAAGATATGAAGAAGCTACTAGCTCAAAACAAAGGTAAGGAGATGTCTCCTAACCAGTTTGCTCTTCAGTTCTACCGTGAATCTATGTAATGAACGAAGTTTATCAATCCGAAGATTCTCCTCAGCATGAAAATGCTGAGAAGGATCTGGAGATGATTCAGCAGCAGCTTTCCAATGTGCAAGCTAATGTTGAGGCACTCCTGCAACAGTGTGGCTGTGGCTCGCCTAAGCTTTCAGAAGCGTGGGTTCAGTCCAAAGTGACGCTGGCTAATGATTATCTGGACACGGTCCATTCCTACGTAGTGAACGGCGGGGATGCCAAACCGGACGCTGGACAAAAAGATCCCGATAATGTAGGATTCGTCATCGCCGTAGAGAAGGCTATGACTGATGGCAGCAGCAAAACATAACATTACAGTAGGTCGCGGCGAAGATTTTTCGTTCACATTAACGATAGCAACTAGCGGAGGGGCCGCTGTTAATATCTCTAACAACACGTTTAAAGCAGAAGTTAGGCGCGACGCAGGAAAGCCCCTTGTTGCTACGTTTACCGTAACTATTGAAGGGGCAGCCTCCGCAGGAACGGTTAAAGTAAAGCTACCTAAAGC